CCGGTCGATCCAAGGCGCTTTGATGATCACGAACTCCGTGAACGCGAGGCTGCCTACGGACGGTCGGGGTTTAACCTTCAGTTCATGCTGGATACCAGCCTGTCGGACTTCGACCGGTATCCGCTGAAGTTGACTGACCTGATGGTGATGTCTCTGAACGGTTCTGATGGTCCTGAGAAGCCGGTGTGGGCTGGGGATCCGTCTTTGGTATTATCGGATCTTCCCTGTGTGGGATTCAACGGGGATCGCTATTACCGCCCAATGGCGTTTATAGGCTCCTGGATGCCCTATACGGGCTCCGTGATGGCAATCGATCCCTCGGGCCGGGGAAGCGACGAAACGGCCTACGCGGTCGTAAAGATGCTTAACGGGTTTCTGTATGTAACGGCCTGTGGCGGCCTACTGGGTGGCTATGGTTCTGAGACCTTGGGTCAACTGGCTGACATTGCCAAGGACCAGAAGGTGAACTTGGTCCTCGTGGAGTCCAACTTCGGTGACGGCATGTTCGACGAGCTGCTGAAGCCGTACCTCATGAAGGTCCACCCTGTGACTGTCGAGAATGTTCGACACTCGATTCAGAAGGAGCGTCGAATCATCGACACCTTGGAGCCTGTGATGAACCAGCACCGCCTGATCATCGACAGGAAGGTCATCGAGGCTGACTTTGAGTCCACCAAGCGTTACCCGACCGAGAAGGCTCTGGGTTACCAGCTGATGTTCCAGATGAGCCGGGTGAGTAAGAGCCGCAGGGCACTGGATCACGACGACAGACTGGATGTTCTGAGTATGGCGGTCAAGTACTGGGTCGATCAGATGGCCCAGGATGCCGACAAGAAGATCCAAGAGCACAAAGAACAGCGTCTGGACAGAGAACTCGAGAAATTCATGGATTCGGCCTTGGGTCGAAAGCCTGGAGGCAACCTGTGGACGAACTTGGACTTCTGAAAGAGCAGCTGGAGGCCGTCAAGAAGGCGTACCAGAAGCTGGCATGGAGGGCTTTGATGGCTCTTCAGGTCTACGAGGACTACCTGCTGGACCAGAAGACGGCCAAGGACGCAGGGAAGCGAATGAGGGAACTCTTCGACGACATCCCTGATGTCATGGACGGGTTTGAATTCGGTGACTTTACGGAGCCATGAGGCTCTGGGGAACTCATACGACTCAAGGTGACGCCTTAGACACCCTTTATCCCTTTCTTTGGGGGTAAGGGGGGAATCTTTACGATCTAAGGTGAATATAGGGTGTAGAATAGCCCTAGATAAACACTGGTATGCTGTTCTGTATACCTAGTTGAATATCCATGTAGATGACTAATAGTCTTCTACTCCTAGTAAAACCAAGGACAACCATGGCTAACCGTAGTGATCTGAGGATCTCCTCAGCCTGCAAGGGCCACGCATTGAACAAACCCTTCAAGACTCCGGGTGGACCGAAGAAGTCCGCGGTGTGTGTGAAGGATGGGAACTCAGTCGTTGTGGTACGATTCGGTGATCCCAACATGAAGATCAAGAAGAACATCCCTGCTCGGCGTAAGAGCTTCAGGGCACGACATCAGTGTGACACGAATCCTGGCCCGAAGACTGGTGCACGGTACTGGTCTTGCCGAGCCTGGTAAACTCAACCTAAGGAACTAGACATGTTGAAGAGCAATCTCAAGATCAATAAGCAATCTCGCCTCACTGAAAGTGATCTTTTGGGCCTGTACACGAAGGCTGAAGAGAGCGCTAATAACGACCGGTTTGGTCGTGGAGGCAGCAATGAGGTTTGGAGTCAATACGAGAGTGCCCTGAGTCGTTGGGAAAAGCAGACTGGTGAAAACAGCGGAACCATGGGTAAGAAGATCAAGAACATGTATGAGGCTAAGTTCAAGAAGTCTCGTGGTTCTGCTGGTCCTACCGGAATGACTCCCACTCGAGACGACATGTAATGCCACGCAACTACAAGCGTGAGTACGCCATGTACCACAGCCGGCCAGAGCAGATCCGTAATCGAAGCAGCCGGAACAAGGCTCGACGAGAGATGGAAAAGCGGCACGGCAAGGGAGCCTTGACTAACCACGACATCGACCACACTGATGGGAACCCGATGAACAACTCCCTTCAGAATCTCAAGATCACCACCAAGAAGTACAACCGGAGTAAACGCTAATGAGCCAGGCATATCGAGACAACAACTACAAGAGCATGAAGAAGTCAGGCAGCACCAAGAAGGGCAAGAAGAGTTGTGGCTGCAGGAACGAGTACATGCCCCTGATGGACCCGAATAACCTCAAGATCAAGAAGGCGGGTAAGTAATGGCTGAAGCTGAAGGTGACCCGGGTCGAGATGAGGGAACTGGTGGTATCGAAGACCCCGGTGCTGAGTTGGATGTCATCGACCCTACTGGTGAGCAGACCGACTTCATCAAGCACGGTTGGAACCGACTGCTGCTCAAGTTGCTGCTGAGTATCTTCCCTCGTCAAGACATCAAATCGGAGCTCGATGACCATGGCCTCAAAGCGGAACCAGGTACGCCGGAAGAAGTCCTCAAGTCTCCCGAGATGCAGAAGCTCGCAGTCCGTCCGAAGCAACTCCCGTTTGCCCAAGACAGTGTTGGTGCAGGGTATCAAGATCCCCGTCGTTCTCTCAGAGTGTCCCGATAAAGACGCCCTTGGGATGTTCGTCAACTTCCCTACTCCAGCCATCTACATCAACCCAGAGCAGCCTGAGGCCGAGCAGCGGTCTACCCTGTTCCATGAGGTGCTGGAGGCTATTGGGGTTGTCTACGGCCTTGAGTTGCCTGAGCATGTGATCTGTACCTTTGAACTCGCGTTGCGTGCGCTGTTCAAGGACAATCCAAGGCTCCGACTATTTGGTACAAAAATCTGAACGCCAGTTGTGATATGACAGCAGGCCGAATTCCCCCGTGGGCCACCTCGTGTTGACCCATGGCTAGCCGGTGGTGACCCCGAGGGGAGCCGGAGGAGCCGCGGATGGGCCTGGAGTTACCGGACGGGGCACTGGTTTACCATGGTAGACCGTGATTCCTGCGCTGATGCGCGCTCGCGTGGCCGTGCGTTTGTGTGTGAGTTTTTTTGTCGAATTCCATGACATTCCTAGTCTATCGGCTTGACGGGCCGGGCCGATTGTGGGACACTCCTCGCATGGATCGAGGATCCATCCGAAGCCGCGGCGGTTTACCGCGGTAGACACTCACAAGGAGATACTGCAATGGCTAGCAAGAAGAAGACCGCGAAGAAGTCTGATGCACCCGTGACCGATGCCGTTCGCAATGCGTTGGCCAAGTTCGCCGTGAAGGCGGCGGAGTGCCTCGTGAAGATCGATTCGGGATCGCGTGAACTGGCAAAGATTGTCGGCGAAGCCCACGCCGAATATGTCGCGAAGGGTAAGCGTGCAGCGAAGGGGTTCTATGGCGTGTGGAGCGCCATGCTTCCCGCCGATGCCGCGGCTACCTTGACCAAAGGCCGTGTTTCTCAACTGGTGGCGGCCTCGCGTGCGATCGGTGCATTCGGTGACATGAGCGAACGCAAGGCACGCGACCTGATGCAAGCGCTGCGAGCCGCGCAGTTGAATACGGACGCCATCGGCCCCGATGCGAAGAAGGCGGTAACCGATGCGGGCGGAGTCGACGCGTATATCGCGGCCCACGCGAAGAAGGCGGCAACGGCCGCGAAGGCACGCGCTACGGCGGATAGCGGAAAGCCAGCGGTAGCCGAAGCCGCCATGAAGGACGACGCGCTCGCATACTTGCACGATGTCTGCACGCGTACCCTTGCCTTCATCGGCTCCGATGCGGATATGCTCAACGCGTGCGCCGAAGCGCTGGAGGCTTGCGCGGCCGACTACCGCAAGGCGGCAACGCCGAAGCCGACGCCCACGCCGTCCGCCGACGGCAAGGCCACGCGGAAGACTCCGGCGAAGGCTTGACGCAACCCACCGCCAGTCGACCCCGGCTACCGAAAGGTAGACCGGGGTTTTTTTATGCCCCCACTTTTCAGCTGCGCCACTGGTCTACCGCGGTCGTCGCGTGATAGCGTGAT